ATCGACGTGAGTATGCTAATCAAGCAGCCGACGAGGATAATGACAATGACAACGCCAACAACTCTTCTGAAGATGGCGACGAGAACCCTGAAACACTCAATAGCAATGGAGATGAAAGCCCAGACGCTGACGGTGGCGAAGGCAACGAGGACCCATCGGAAGGAGAGGGTGGCGATGCTTCTTCTAAGAAGGAGAAGGCGAAAGCAACTCCAAAAAAAAAGAAGAAGAGTACCCGAAAATAGACTGGGAAAACCTTACTGATGCGGACGTACAGATGGCAACTGTTATCTATAACGACCGCATCAACACTTGGCGCAAGATGAAGCAGCTCGACGAATTGCTGGAGACAAAGCCCACCGCACAAGCCGTAGCAGAAATGGCAGAACTGCGCATCCGCAATCTTCAAGCATTTGCCGAGCTGCAAGCGTTAAACGATACTGGTAAGTTCCTCTGTAAACACCCGATACTCTTCGGACGCTCAGAGATAGCCCAACTCATAAAGTTGCTCCGCACTGACCCAGCCGAGTTCCTCCGCCAGCACAAGAACGTTCTCGACAACATCAAGCGTTATAAGTCGTTCGTAAAGCGCAAGGATCGTAAAGAGAAAAGAGAGGCTGATAAGCGGAACCTCGAGCGGTATCACGAAAAGGAGCGACTGTTCAGAATGGTTCTTGAACAACAAAATAAATAATTTACAATGGAAAATAGTATAAAAGTTTTTAATTTGGGTGGTTTGCCTACTGCCCCGCTGGACTCTTTTATCGAACTTCAGGAAGATTTCAAAAAGCCTGATGCAGACAAACTATCGAAGCTTCAGATGCTCATCATCACTCGAGGTTTCAAGTATTCATTCAAAGTATGGAAAGATTCTGAAGGTAAGCTTTGGATTATAGATGCACACCAAAGACGCAAAGCCCTCCTTGGACTTCGCTCTTATGGATTTAAGATTCCAGAGATTCCTTACGAGGAAATTCAAGCATCTAATAAGAAGGAAGCTGTCGAAGAAATTGCAGCTTATAATTCAGAGTTCGCTCAAAAGAATCCAGACACACTCCTATTCACTAAGTATAATATCAGTGGCGATGACCTTGCTAAGTTTAATCTTGGCTACGACGTAAAACAAAATGACTTCTCTGTCGGTACCGATAAACTCTTTGCTTCAGAGAGTGACACAACTGATATTCAAGAAGATGTTGTTGACACAATTCCACAAGAGGATGACGAGGTATTTGCTCGTCCTGGTGATATTTTCAGACTTGGGAATAATAGATTGATGTGCGGAGATTGTCGGTCTAAGAGCGATATCGTTGCACTAATGAATGGACGAGTTGCTGATATGATTATCACTGACCCTCCTTATAATGTTAACTACGAAGGGGGAGGAGACAGCAAGCTAAAGATTCAGAATGACTCTATGGAGAATGACTTGTTCCTTCGCTTCTTGCAGTCTGTATTTAATGTAATGTTTTCCATTGTCAAACCTGGAGGTTCGTTTTATGTTTTTCATGCAGACTCAGAAGGCGAGAATTTTCGCAGGGCTATCCGAGAAGCAGGTTTCAAAATTGCCCAGTGCTGTATTTGGGTTAAAGACTCACTTGTAATGGGTAGACAGGACTATCAGTGGCAACACGAACCTTGCTTGTACGGGTGGAAACCAGGTGCTGCTCACTTTTGGAACTCCGACAGAAAGCAGACTACCATTTGGAATTTTGATAAGCCAAAGGCAAATAGAATCCATCCGACTATGAAACCTATTGCACTGATGGCATACCCGATAACTAATAGCACCAAAAATGGTGATGTGGTTGTTGATGTCTTCTCTGGTTCAGGTTCGACTATTATGGCCTGTCAACAGACGGACCGTATTGGGTATGGAATGGAAATCGATCCTAAATATGTGTCGGCAACTGTTCGAAGATTTATGTCCATGTTTCCTCAGCAGCCTATACTGTTAGATAGAGGTGGTGTAGTCCTATCAGAAGATGACACTAAAAAGATAATTCTATGTCAGAATTAGTAGAAAAAGAGATACTTTCAGATGAATATGTAAATCAAATCAGAACGTTCGGAGCGTTAAACTATACGCCCGAACGTATTTGTCAGCTACTTGGCTTAAGAAAAGTCAAGCGAGAAGCATTGCTATATCGTATATCCATTCCTGGTGATGTGTACTACGAAGCTTACCTACAAGGTCTCGCACTTGGAGAATATAATATAGATGCTGAACTTGCGAAGAAAGCAGAGAAAGGAGATAACGATTCTATTACTCTGCTTGAAGAACGCAAGAATGAGCGTGCAGAGAAGGACCTTCGTTTAAAATTATTTGGAATATGAAAAGTCAACTTGAGAAATTAGACTCCATTCACCCAGACCTTATATCTGCATTCTTAACGAATGGAGATTGCGATGGTATTCCTCAGGATGTTAAGCTCTTCTTACAACAGCTACAATGGTCAGCTGAAATATTCGAGCACGAACGTAATATTACGAGAGCAGCTAAGAAACTGAAGCTTCGTATTAACGCTGAACAACGGATAAAGATAGAAGAACGTACTTGTATGGCGAGAATCTATCAGGCAATCAACTACTTTCAGGTTGACTGCAATGTTCCTATAAAGGTTTGGGAGAGCAATTTTGCAAACAAATATGAAGACCTTGCTAAACTCTGCGCACTTAATCGCGACTATAAAGGTATGAAATCGTGCTATGATGCTGCTCTTGAGTGTCGTCGCAGGTCTTCAGAAATTGCAGAAGCAGATAGAGACTTAGGAGTTCTCTTCTTGATTTCTCCAGAGTTAAGTCCAGAGGAACTTGGCTTCTCAAAGAAGAGTCTCAAGGACATTGCAGCAAAACACAATCAAGGTTTTTATGTCACGCTTATCGACTCGCTGCCTATTGAGCAGAAGGAGAAGAAGCGACTGCTGCGTGATGCTGACATACAAGACGCTGAAATAGTAGAGGAGATTCCAAATGACTGACGAACTAACAACACAAAACAACGAACAGCCAACAGTCGACTTTGAACACTATTACATGAACCGTGTGCAGCTGTTGGCGAATATCATCGACCCGAATATGCTCTATGCAGAGTGGGCTCGTGCGACGGGTAAGACGGAGGGCGTTATCGTTCCACGTCTTATCCGTGTGACGAATGACATGCCTGGTGAGCTTTCGTTCCTTGTGCATAAGACTTACGTCGCACTGATGACGAACGTCTGGCCTAACATCCAAGCATCGTTCTCACGTCCTGTCATCGTGAATGGGAAACAGCGAGCAATGTTGGAATATGGCATCGACTACGTGGTGGGCGAAGCAAAGCTACCTTCACACTTCCGTCGACCACGCTACCCTATTGCCTACGCTAAGCACTCGGTCATCTTTCGCAATGGCGCACACCTCCAGTTGGTTTCTTCTGATCAGCCTGAGAGTGTCGCAGGTCGTAATGCCGTGCATGCATTCGTCGAAGAGATGAAGCACAACAGCGGTGAGAAACTCAAGTCACGACTCTTCCCTTCCCTCCGTGGTGGTTCAGCTGACATCCGTCGCTCTGCTTACTATGAAGGCGTGACAGGTGTGAGCGATACGGCACGTGTCGACCTTGGTGAGGACGATTGGTTTGAGGAATACGAAAACAAGATGGACCGACAGCTCATCGAGGAGATAGCCAGTGTGTCGCTCGCTATCAATCAGTCGCTCTATAAGCAGTTTATGCTTCAGCAGGAACTTCGCAACACGAAGAACCCAGTCACAATGGAGAAAATCAGACTTGAGAATGAACGCCTTAATGCCTTTGTTGCCCGCTGGAAACCACGTTTGGCAGATATGCGAAGGAATGCAATCTACTATATCCGTGCTTCATCGTTTTGTAATAAGGACATTTTGGGTCCTAAATTCTTCAAGACACAGCTCGACACGCTCGACATGGATGAGTTCTTGACGGCTATTTGTGCTATTCGTCACAAAGAGGTGACTAACAAGTTCTTCACTACCTACGACCACGAGCGACACCAGTTCAAGGATAGTTATATTTATGACCAGATTTTGAAATTGAACCTCAGGGACCACTTTACCCTGACCGCTCGCTATCTTCGACATTACGATAAGCACGAACCACTCTACATTGGTTACGACCCTGGTAACTTTCAGTCGCTCATCGTTGGACAGAAGAAAGACTATGGTAGTCGCTTCGACATCATCAAGGAGTTTTGGGCATACATACCAGACGATCAGCAGAACCTTGCGCAGCAGGTGTATTCTTTCTTTGGTACGGATGCAGTGAATAAGGTAATACACCTTTATCCTGACCGTGCTGGTAACAAGACACGTGAGGAATTAGAGCAGATAACTACTGACTCACTGACGATGAAGGCAGCCTTAGAGAGTTACGGCTTTTCAGTTATCCTCTACAATGAGGGTGCACCTGTTATTTACCATTGGCAGCAGTTTCGTCTTTGTCAGTTGCTCTTTGGTGAGAAGATTCCTTCACTTCCAAAGGTGCGAATAGATGAGAACGAATGCCCTTACCTTTGCAGTGCAATTCTCATCAGTCCGTTGAAGAAAACCAACGGCAAAATAGAACTCGACAAAGCTTCAGAGAAGAAGGAGGAACTCAAGCGAAGACCAGGACTAACAACACAGCTTCCAAGTGCAATGATTTACCTTTTATATGGTCTTTATTCCGACCTAATCAAGAAGGAACTAAGCAGTTATCCCGATGATTTGCCCGAAAATCTCACTATTTAACGGCTAATAATGGGTTAAAACGAAAACAAAACGTACTTGAAAATAGGCAATAATGAGGGGTGTTTTACATCGGTGAAAAACTTACTTTGTTGTGTTTCAATGGTTTGCGTTCTGAAAATCAAAAAATAAAAAAAATGAATGGCGTTTATCAGGACGCACCGCTGAAAGTCGGTAAATCGGTGCAAAATCCAAAAAGTCGGGAAATATGACAGGAAGGGGGCAAAATCGTCCTTTGTTCCCACAGCGATTTTCAGTAATTTCGCACGTAATGGATAAGACTATTGAAATGACTGGCATCGAAGCGATGCAATGGGCAAGGGAGATGAGTAAGATACCACAAGGTGACTTCACTATCTGCTTCTTCCCCTACTCTCGCATACAGGGTATGGCAGGTGAGCAGATGATAGTTAAGGAACATTGCAAGTGGCGCACGCAACTACCGCAAGACTGCTTCAAAGTAGATGCCGAGAACTTCTTTCTTTTCGAGGACCAAGAGGGAAACCCCAAGATGTGCTATCGTATCCTCATCAGATATATGGGGTTCCCACAAGACGGATATAAACTACATAAGATAAATTGGTTATGACAGATAGTATTGAACTGCACGGCAACGCTGGACTCTACGTCATGGACGGCAACGCCTTCTCCTTTCAGATTGGAGAAGGAAGAGAGTTGTCGACGAGTCCAGGGCTACTCATACCCCAAGGTCAGCAGACTTGTCTCCATGAGCACCAGTGGATGAGTGTGAATGGATACCAGGTGTGTATGCGTGGTATGAACAACGCACTGTGCGAAGAGGTAACGATGGAGATTAAGCAGAACCGCCTGCTGCCTCGCTTGTATAGCAAGGAGATTAAGATGCTCTATGGTAATGGACCATGCGCCTATATGCAGACAGTAGAGGGTGGTAAACTGCGACGTGAGTACACCGCACTACCTGCGTGGGATGAATGGTTGAACTCTTGGCAAGAGCGTGGTATGGAAGCCTCCGCACAGGAGTTCGCTAAGACCTGTATCAAGAACTACTACTGGTTCGGTGATTACTTCGTTAAGTGGAGGTTCTCACGTGGTAAGCGTATCGGTATGTTGCCAGTTGCAGGATTGGAACCCTTGGAGAATAAGCACTGCCGTCTTGCTACCACTCGTAAGGATGTAGCCTATGACCAGATTAACTATGGCGACTTCAACAACATAGCAGTAGGACGCTGGACATACGGATTAGGGAATTACAAGATATACCCTAAGTTCTTGTTGTCAGAGGTTGACAACTATCTATTCGCAGCCGTGTCACACCACCGAGAGAAATCAGTCGATGAGTTCTACGGTGTGAACGAAACCCATCAAGGCGCACGTCCATATATTCAAGGCAGCAATAAGACCGCCTCCTACATTAACTCCTTCCTGCGTAATTCCCTTGCAGCGAAGATACACATCATCATTCCTTTTTCGTGGGTGTCAAGTAAACGCAATCAGCTGATGAAGCTGTGCGAAGAGAATAAGATTCGCTCGTCTAAAAAGCAGGACTTGGTTAAGTATAATGGTATCAGCATCGGTACTGAATACCGTGAATCGTTACTTGTAGAGTATATGCGGTTGGAGCTGCGCAAGATAGGCGACTATCTGAGCGGTGCTGACAACCAAGGTAAAGCCTACTCTTCTATTTCATTTATGGATAACTCTGGACACGAGCAGCAATGGAGAATCGAGACTATCGACCTAAAGTATAAGGAATATATCGAATCTTTGATTTCGTACGATAAACGAGCAGAAGAAGCCTTACTATCAAGTGTTGGTTTGGATGCATCTATCACAGCGGTTAGTAAGGATGGTGTTATCAGCAAGTCGGGTTCTGACGCTTACTATAACTACCTTATCTATATAATGTCGCTCACACCAGAGGACGAGATATGCGCAGAACCGTTTAATCTCGCTCTCCGATTGAACTTCCCTGAACTCTATAAGCAGGGTTATCGTATAGGCTTTTATCGTGAGGTTCCTCAGCGACAGGAAGACGTCGCACCGAAAGACAGACTAAATCAGCAGCAGTCATGAAGAATGTATTAGTAGATATTTTCAAGGATTTTGGTTCATTCAGTAAGTACGCACCTGGTGTGGAAACAAATATGGACCTGAACGACCTGCTTTCGTCAGGTGTTACCGCTCGCAAGCGTGTTGAAACCATCATCACTGCAGAGGTGTTTGATACCATCGTCAGCAGCACTGATGAAACACTCACAGAATCCCTGCGCTCTGCTGTGGCGAACATGACAATGGCCTCACAGTTGATTTTCGACAGCATTAATCGCAGAAAGAACCATGTAGATGTCTATAAGTACGAGGTGGAAGGAATGAAGCGTGCATATATGGATAATTACTACAATGCGATGGATTCTATCATCCAACGCTTGATGTCTACCGAGATTACAAGCGAAAACACCGATTCCCCAGCTGCTTTGTGGCGAAAATCACGATATTACAAGATTATAGACAGTTGTAAGATAAAGACCACCGAAGCGTTCGACTCCATCTATCCAATAGACCTCTCTTATTTCTTCTTCTTCCGTATTCTCCCGTTACAGAAGGAAACGCTCGACGAACGTCTGTCTGCTTACTACGACAGACTCACGGATGATAACCGTGAGCGTGTAGAGCCGATATTGACGCTTGCACTGCTTAAGAAGACCGTTGCAAAGTCGCTCCGTCGCTTCGATATATTGGAATTTCCTCCTACTATCCGTAATCTCTTCGATGATAGTCACGCCTCACGGACGGGTAAGGACGAACACGACGCTGCACTTGCTCTTGCTGATCGGCTCGACCTCGAGGCAGAGGAACTCATCTCGAATGCTGATACGCTGCTCGCCACAGATGCCTCAGTAGACTTTTGCTCTAATTCAGCGTACAATAATCCTGATGATAATATTATAATGTTGCCATGATGAAAGATATTGAACTAATATATAAAGGTGAGACTCATAGCATTCCTAACCGTTGGGATGCTATGACCGATCGCCAGTATATCCGCCTTGTGGGCGACTTCCTTCGCATGGCAGCAGGCGAACTGTCCGCAGGAGAGGTTCGGATTAACTGGTTATGCGACATCATGGGTTGGGATAAGCGCAAGTTCCATTCAGAGGAACAGATTGCTAACCTCGTGGCTATCTCCGAGCAGCTCACGTTCATGTTTCAGATTAACTACCCTGACAACAATAGTGTCTTGGATGGTGTTGACGAGGATACTTACGAGTTGTGTCGTCGTGTTGATCCTTACCGATTGAATATACCGCTTGCACGTGTGCTGCGCCGTCTCGACTATCAATACGTAGTCGACCTCTGCTTCTGTGCGCAGCTCATCCCTTCTGTTCAGATTGACGGGCGTATCTATTCAGGATATCGAATAGAAACAGGCTTCGGTATGCTTACCTGCTCGCTTACAGCCCTTCAGTACATCGAAGCACAGGAACTCATCGAGAGAGGAGAAGAATCGCTGCCCCTGCTTGCTGCTATTCTCTACTATCCAGAGAAAGAGTACCATTCTGAACGTGCACACGAATTGGCTAACGAGTTCGCTAAACTTCCACTCGAAACGCTTACTGCTATATCGTTTAATTTTCAAGCATTCAATAACTATCTCTTCAGCAAGACCTCATTCGCTTTGCTGTCTAAGTTCGTGCATAAGCCTAAGCAGCCTATCACTACTGACGCTTCTGATGCGCTCTACGATCTCTCCAAGGAGGGACTTGGCAACGCAAAACAGATAGAGCAGATGAACGTACTTACTTATCTGAAGGTGCTGCGCAAGAAGACTATCGACGCAGTCAAGGATATGAAGGGTTTTGGATGGGATAAATTAAAAATCAGTGAAGAGGTAGGGCTGCCTATCTCTGTAATCGATAAGATATTATGATTAAAGATCAGTTTCTCTATTTTGCACAATATCCGTCAAAAGAGGGTATTCGTGCTATACTTACCAATGGTTCGAGCGACTTTCCTGGTTACACCGAACTTGCGGAGTCGCTTGATAAACTTCCCAATGTGTCGCGACTCCCCGAGATTACTAACTACGTCTATGGTCAATCTTTCGACGAATTAAAGCAGCGCATCGATAAGTTAGTAGGTTCATTCTTATTCGTGGATTATGGCGAACTGAATATGTCAGCAGATGGACGCAATTCTTACCAGATTACCCAGCGCATAGCCATTACCGTGGCAAACAAGATGACGAACCGTGCTGACGCTGCTGAGTACATGCTTGCCTCCGATCAGACCCTCCGATTACTCTCTAAGCTTCACGCTTGGATGATAGCTGATGCTGAAGAAGGCAATATCGACTGGATATCTCGAGGCGAACTCGATAAGGCAGAGATGATACCCTTCGTAGCTACTGAACTATCCTCCCTCGGATGGACATTGATGCTCTCTTGTGTTGCTCCTGACACGCTTGGAACACACGTTCTAAGTCGGTCCTTTGCAAATCATGATTAAATACTTACCTTTGTATCGTGTTTATTAGTTGGTAGAATCATAATTAATAGTTTCTTATATTAAAGGATTGTTTAGGATAATGAATGACGGGGGGTCGACGCAGTGATGCGTTGACCCTTTTTTATATCGTTCTTTAGCTTTAGATAATTACTCCTAAACCGCTGATTATAAGTGCGATAGTACTTGCGTGTTCCTTATTATAGTGTTACCTTAGCAGTACGATTAGAAACAAAGAACATTCAAAAAACAAAGATTATGAACGAGCAAATTCAGAACATTCTTAATGAGAACGGAACAAAGACTTCTAAGATTCAGAAGCTCCTCACCCTCGGACTTACACGCAGACAGGTAGCAGACCTTGTAGCAGGTGGTAACTACGGATTTGTACAAAACGTCTACAAGCGAATGATGCAAGGAATGACACAGAGCGCAGCACAAGCAGCAGCAACAGTTCTTCCACAACTCGACTACACCTTTAACCGCAACTTCGGTATCGAGATTGAAGCTTACAACTGCACAAGAGAACGCCTTGCAAGAGAACTTACCGCAGCAGGCATCAGAGTAGAGGTTGAGGGTTACAACCACACCGACCACACCGACCATTGGAAGCTGGTTACCGACAGCAGCCTTTCAGGCAACAACACTTTCGAACTCGTTAGCCCAATCCTCCACGGAGAGCAAGGGCTTGAGGAACTTGAAAAAGTCTGCTGGGTCCTCGACCTCTGCAACGCTAAGGTTAACGACTCTTGCGGACTTCACGTTCACATGGACGCTGCAGAGTTCGACCTCCAGACTTGGAAGAACCTTGTAATCACTTACAAGCGCCTTGAGAATGTTATCGACCACTTCATGCCTCGAAGCAGACGCAACAACACCTTCTGCAGGCCCCTTACCACCATTTCGGAGACAATCATCAACCAAGCTTCTAACATTGGTGAGCTTAGAGCAGCTTTTAATCACAACCGCTACCACAAGGTTAACCTCGAGGCCTACGCACGCCACCGCACGGTAGAGTTCCGCCAGCACGGAGGTTCAACGAACTTCACAAAGATGTCTGCTTGGATTCATTTTCTCGCAAAAATGATTACCTTTGCAAAGCAAGGCAAGGTGCAAAACAACACCACCCTTCAGAACGTTCCTTTCCTTACCGAAAGCGAAAAGTTATACTTCAGATTAAGAACTAAAAAATTAGCAGTATGAGAAGAATAAAGATAGAAACAAGAGATGGTCAGCAAAAGCGGACCATCTCTCCAAAAGGTCTCTTTGGTACTATTATGGATTTGGCAAAAAAACAAAGCCAACTTCCTCATAATTTAGTCCCCGAACATCACCGAGTAGATTCACCAAATTTCAAAACCTACCACGTTAAAGGAGACAATCACAGAATTGTAGCATACAGCCCCGAGTCGTTCCTCCACCAGCTCCATGCAGGCAGTCGCTTCGATAGCGAAGGTACAGACGAAGAATATATGGTGCGCTTCGCTCACCGCTTACAGGAACTTGAGGGCTACCTTGTTTCCACCGAAAGCCCCGATACCTTCCTTGCTGACTTAATCCGTCACGGTTTCGTAACCGTTGAGTAATAGAATAACGATGCTCGTTTCTTTGTAGCCGTAGCAGTTTCCGAACTGTTACGGCTCTTTTGTGTAAAGTATTGAGAAAAAATAAACTTTCTTCGAAAATAATTTGAAAAACGCTTGCATATATCAAACAAAGTTGTTATCTTTGCATCGTAGAATTAAAGAAGGTGAGACACACCGTAAAAACTGTAAAGCTTATGAGAACTTCTAAGATTAACATCGGAACTAAGGTCCTAAACAAAAAGAGCCAAGAAGGCACAATCACAAAGGTTATAACAAAATCTACAGGCTACGTAGAGGTAACTTACCTCAATGGTACCGTAAAGAAGGAGATGGCATTCAATCTCCTCGATGAGAACGGTGAGAGCCTGAAAGCTACACCTAAGGCAAAAAAACGCACCATCACTACTGTTGATAAAATTGAGAGCACCAAGCAAGGTCTCCTTTCAGCAAACAATCATCACCACGATTCTCTTGTTGATGCTTATATGGGATCACTCAATAAGGTTGAAACAGAAAACACTTTCATAAACTCTCTTATTGACACCTTCGCAAAGGCTTCTATCGGTGCTGGTAGAATTAGCGAGAAGCAGGCTTATTACCTCGCTAAGTTCATGGTAGAAAATAATATTTAATAAATATAGAAATAATAACCTAAACGCTGCGCTATCGGCATGACGGGCACAAAGTATGAGATACAACTATCAAGATGGAATCGAAAGAGAAACTGCTGAACAAATCGTAAATAACAGAGACTGCTGTCGTCAAGGTCTCGTTGAGATGGAAGATGGAAGAGTTTTCTTTACCCACAGGGGCTACAATGATAGGGTAGCTCCTCACCTCCAAGTAATGAGATGCAAGAAAACTGGCGTTAAGTTTAACGTAAACTTAAACAATGGTATCGCTTATAACACGCATCTCTAATTAACATTCTAAACAAGAAATAATAAACTAAACGCTGCGCTATCGGCATGACGGGCAAAGATTATGAAGAATATTTCAGAATTAGCAAGCCAGAACAATCTTTCAGTAATTAACATCGGTACCTCATTTGGCCTTAAAGAAGGCGAAGCAGTAGTTGGATTTACTTCTTTCCAAGAGGCAGTTGACTTCGCAGAGAAAAACAACATGAATGTTGCTACCTTTAAGAATGAAGGTGAAACATCAGCAGTATACACACTTTTCGACGAAAGTCCACGTGCAGGCTTTGACGTTCTCGGTAACTACGAGGATTTTACAAAATTTTTCAAGGGGGACGCAGAAACCTTTCAAGAAATCGATATAAACGAGACTATAGAGAACTCTGACTTCACAGAGGATGAGCGAGAGGAGTTCTTGAAGGACATGGACGCCATAAAGACTCGTATCGAGAACCTCGCTGAAGACGAGTTTATTTACCTTGATAATAGCGGTTATAGCGAGCCAATGAAGAAAGAAGATACCTCAGTATTACAGAATGGTAATCTTTATATAATCGGTGTTTACTAAAAATGGGACAGTATATTATTCAGAAGAGCAGTACTCAGCCTAACGGCTGGGTGCTGACAGATATAGAGAATAAGGTGGTCATCACATTTCAAGATGGCCAGTTTAATGAGAGTCAGAAGGCAACTCTCTTAGAAGATAGTACGGCAACAGCGGAAGAACTCGCTCACATCGTGGGTGCGATGGGTGAATGGGCTGCTCGTCATCACGGAAGCAAGTGTTTCAGTCATGTATACGGATACGAGACGAGCGAGGATGAATCGAAGACATATCTGTATCGCAGAAAGTTTCCTCGCTGGAGATTAGAGCTCCAAGAGGAAAGAGTAACAGCAGAGAGCCTTGCTTCTTCATTGCGCAAGGCTGCTGAGTTTTTAACGAAAAGAAATCGATATGAGTGATAACAGAGGTGGAGCACGTCCTAACTCTGGACGTAAGTACTTAGGGAAAGTACCGCTCAGCTCACGTGTGAGCGAGCAGGCAAAGGAAAGATTAACGCAATTAGCTATTAAGACAGGAGTGTCAATCTCAGAGATGCTCGAGATATTGATAAATAGTTATCATGTTCGCTAATCAAAAAAAAGATAATATACGTAACAAAAAAGTTACTTATTTGTTTGGTAGTTCGTAACTTTTTTGTTACCTTTGCATCGTCATTAAGACAAAGAGTTCTTTAATTTTTTTAGTAAATATGAAGTCAAGTGAATTAAAACGCATGCTTAAAAAGAAAGGATGCAAACTCTTAAGACACGGTTCAAGGCACGACTTGTGGATAAACCCTGCAAATGGGAAGTCTACTACAGTGCCAAGACATGACGCACAAGAAGTGAATACAGGTACTTTAAAAAGTATTCTGAAACAACTTTTTGGTTCTGATTAAGGAATAGCCGACACTTTCACGTGTCGGCTATCCTTCAGAAATTTACTAATGATATAAAGGACTCTTTTAAAAAGAATATTATCACAAAATAAATATATGAAAGTAACAGTGTGTGTTGAGAAACAAGCAGGAGAGAAAAACTGCTCATGCTTCGTAGAAGAAGACCTTGGACAGGTTGGATTATGCGGATATGGATCAACTGTTGATTCTGCCGTGGAAGATCTCCTCGTAGCAAGACAAGAAAGTATCGAAGAAGGCTATGACATACCAGAGCTTGAGATGACTTTCAAGTATGATCTATGGGCATTCTTCGATAAGTTCCCAATGAATGCAACACTCGTTGCGAAGCAAATCGGTATTAATGCTTCACTAATGCGTCAATATATAGCAGGACAGAAGCAACCAAGTAAAAAACGTGTAGAACAAATACAAGAAGGTATCAGAAGCATTGGTAAGCAACTTTCTGATATATCTTTAGCAAGATATTAATGTGCATCATGTCACATTAGTTTACTAAAAGAAAAGAACTCGAAGCCTCTGGTGTGTGATACATCGGAGGCTTTTTCTTTTACTTTTCATTGCGTTTCTATTCATTTTTTGTATATTTGCAAAAAAATATTAACTGAGAACTATTAATTATATGAAGACTTTTCTTACTGGGTTTGGAACGTGGCTCTTAACCAACATTATTGGTGCTTTTTTATTGAATTTCATAGGCATTCATGCCTCTGAAGAACTCACACTGCTATTGAATGTTATAACGATTTCCTTCGCTATTTTCGTTGCACTCTCTATCAGAAAGAGACAACTGAAGAAACGCAAAGAGGTAGAGGAACTTAACTCAGTGGCAGCAGAAGAAGATGTTTCTTCAGAACCAACTCTTCCTGAACGAGATGTTTTCTCATTTAGATTAGCAGGCCTATATTATAGGTCTGATGAAGCACAGAAAAGAGCAAGAGAACTTATATCTAATGAGTCGGTTTTTCTTGAGAAAGACCCAACAAACCCACACGACCCTAATGCAATCAGGGTGTACTCTGACGATCATGTCCATTTAGGATACGTTCCAAGACGCCTATGTTCAGAGATATTAGCTTACATGGACGAAACTAATTCTTATGTAGCGTATGTTGATTATATAATTTCTGGATTGGATTGTCCGTCTGTCCAGTTGTATATACCAATTAATCAAACTCACTCCTCATGAATTCTTCTGACGTTTGAGACGTCGAATCCTTTTTATTTGCTTTTTGTTACAATTCTATATCTTTTTGTACCCTTGTTTCGAATAAGAAACTAAAAAACTATTGTATTATGGAACATCAACTAATTGTAGAGAACGATCTTATAGGTTATCTCTCTCAGAAAGAAAACATCAACACATTTATCAACTTCTGTATCCGTGAGAGAATGAAGGCAGAAATCAATATGTCTATGAGAAAGGTTAGAAGACCCTCTCTCGAGGTGAGAGAAAATAATCATCTTGACTCTGAAACATTGAAGCCTCTCAGCGCAGAAGAAGTGGAAAATCCAAACACACCATTCTTCGGTCAGAAGATTGTCATCACAGGACAGTTTCTTACCTTCCCGAAGCGTGATGAACTGGGAAAACTCCTGAAGCAGTATGGAGCTGACATGAACACTTCTATCAGTAAGAAGACTAACATTGTCATTATGGGTTATGCTGCTGGTCCAAAGAAGAAAGACTTAATTAAAGACCTTAAAGGGCAAGGCTATGATATCCAAGTGTATAACGAGGACCAGCTGTTGAGGGTGTTTGACGAATATCAAATACCTCACGATGATTTACCCGATGAGAGACCCATTATAATAGAATAATTTTTGCGTGGCGCAAAAAATATTTGCGCTTTTATTTGGCGGTTTCAAAATAACTCCTTATCTTTGCAACTGTCAAACAATGTGTAGTAATACACAAATAAGGGCGAGAAGAAATTTCAAGCCCCGAACTTATTAAATTTCGATGGGCTTATTTTTATGCCCATACTTGCAGCCTTCTGCAATGAAGATATGGCGGATGCCTTCCAGTGAATTTGCCCTTGTTGGTGTAAGACACATTGTTTGACGACAGGAAGAGCATCCGCTTTTTCTGTTTCCGCACCTGACGGATTCAGGCAACAGTCAAACAATGTGCAACATGCAACAAGTAATCGAATTCGAGAGCTCTGCAAAGCAACAGCAGCCAATCGACGTACGTGCTACGATACAGCGCAAAATCAAGTCTCTTAATCTTTGGCTCGACGCTAAGAGCGAGTTCTACAGCCGTATCTGCGAGTTCTCTATTACCCGTCGTTTGGTAATTCGAGTTAACCTCGTAACTTTGTGCGTTGGCTTAGCTGCGATAGCTATCGAGCAGCAGCCTGTTACATCAGTCATCGCAACTATTTGCGCAGGCTACCTGGTATATCGTATAAACAAATCAGAAAAGAAAGGATGCAAGAAATGATATTCTTCGACTTCTACGTTCGTAGCTTCTCAATACCGGAGCCACTTGCACCGCTTGCAGATTACATCAAGAGTCTTCAGCGGGTCATAGTTGCCGACCAGAAGACCTTTGAAAAGGTCATTGAAGAGATGAAGGAAAAGTTTTCCGCTATACCCAAGGCAGATGAGCGATTCCTCCTCGAGGTCAGCGATGGAGCTATCGGTGTCTACAAGAAGAATACGAAGCAAAATTTTCTTGTAAAAATCTATTACACGCCTGTAGTTGGGATGTGTGGTTTCGATTCTGATGATGTTGATATTCAGCCTGTACCCGACGATGGTGAAGGGTATTACACCCTACCCTTTCAAATCAGAAAGACCATAAAGGAAGGAGGCGTAAAATGAAGATTATAACTGACCCTACTGTGTATGATTATAAGGCTGAAAAAGGCTTATTCATAGCGTTAGATGATTTCCGTGCTACTCCAGGACTGATAAGGTCCTTTAGAAATCATATTGAGCGTCAGCTCCGTAAGGCGATATTTCATCTCAATTACTATCGAGGTATTCATGAGTCTGGAGAAGTATCCGCTCGTCAGCAGACCGCTATGGTCAGATGGGAAGAACGTGTCAACACTCTTAAGAATTTTGATAGCACGTTATCAGAGATTAAGGATTTAATTGATTTAAAATGATAAGAGATATGAAGGCTTCAATTGTGAATCTTGATGAGCAAACCGCAGAGGTTCTGCGGACAATGCTCGACCCAGGGTATCTCTCTGAGAGGATAGAAAGGTTAGAAGCGATAGAGGATTTCCTCATCGACCAGTGGCGAGACGCTGGTACGATTAAGCCAGAGACAGCCCTAACCTTCCTCGACACCCTACGCTCACTGCGTAGGGATCTCAACTCATTTCTCACCTCAGTGGACCCACACGGGGAAGCTGACAAATCTTAACGACAATGAAACAAGAAAAAGAACAAGAAGAGCAGCCTGTTACTGACATCAGTATATACATAGCTGCTTTATCAGCGACATATCGTCCAGCGTCAACACCGGCAGAGACAACTCATTTCTTCTCTACACCAGAGGTGGTAGACGCAATTAAAAATATAGACCCCTCCGCTAAGATAAGCGTAGAGCAAGTTTTCTCTGCGCTTCGTGACGCAGGATTTCAGTTTTGCAACCGACCTGGTGCGCAAGGATTGGAATTCAAATGGATGTTCCGTGAAATATAAGTCTTTATAGTTATAGTTATATTTTAAGTTATGGTTTTTGAGGGCAGTACGTCGTGAGACGTGCTGCTCTCGCTTTTTTTGTCCTTTTCCCTTCCCATTGCTCGTGCTATCTTTGTAACATGGTAACAGATCAATTCGTTAAGGATGAGTTTATCTCGGATATCCTCCGTCGTGACATAGGCATCATCTATCAGACACAGGAGGAGGTAGCTAATCGCTACTTCAAGGAGCGTACTGGTACGCTTCGTAATTTCCTTTCTCGTCGTGCGTTCACACCGAAAGAATCGAATGGAGAGTTCTCCGTATATCTCAATGTTCTCTCTTACATTCGCTTCCTCGATATGCAATATCGCTTGAACTACGCTGGCATGAGCTCTAAGCGAGCGAAGAAGCAGCGTGCTAAGTATGCTATCTATAACAGAGTTGTCTGGGGAGTTCTTTATAACGAAACATTCCCTGACATCCAAGCAGGCTTTACGGATGAGGTTCGTGAGGCTTGGAGGCAAAAAATGGAAGAAGCACTTTCACAGCACAGATTACTCACAGATAATCAATAAGATATGAGCAAAATCAAAGAAGACCATATATCTTTGGTCATTGACGCAAAAACAGACAAGGCACAGCAGGAACTGCGTGAGCTTGAGCGTGCTACGCAAGACCTTAGTAAGGAAATGAAGGCTCGACAGAATCGAATGCTCGACCTCGAGGCAGCAGGTAAGAAGGAGACCGCTGAGTACAAAAACTTACAAAAAGAGGTAAGAAGCTATAGTAAACTGATAGCTGATAATAATAAGAAGCTGGGTGAGCTTCGCTCTGCAATGGATGTCAACGCTATGACGATGTCACAGCTCAAGAAGCATGCCAAGGATCTTCAGAAAGCTCTCAATGACACATCGAAGGCAACTAATCCACAGGAGTACGAGCGATTAGCGTCAGAGCTTCGTACAGTCAATGGACGTATCTCGGAGCTGAAGCGTGATGCCTCTGGATTGGGCGAGTCAATGGGTAAAGAGTCTACAGGCATCATGGGTAAGTTCGAGGGCATGTTCTCATCTATCTCTGGTGGTTGGACAAAGCTCGTGGGCGTTGCAACAGCTGCTGTAGCTTCCATCTCAGCAGCTATAGAAGGGGCTAAGTGGTTCTATAATTACAACATGGAGATTGAAGAAGCTCAACGACTGACCCGTGAGTTTTTCAATATACAGGGCGACGAACTCGTCCACACACAGAGTCAGATATCTGCTCTCGCTGAACAGTTCGGTAAAGACTATAAGGAGGTACTCGGTACTGTAGAGTCTCTAACCAATCAATATGGTATCTCTACAGCAGAGGCTATCAATGTCATCAAGGATGGACTACAAGCTGGAGCCGACCTTAACGGTACATTCCTTAGTCAGATTCAGCAGTACGGACCTGCCTTCAGTGACGCTGGTGCATCTGTGAAGGACCTCGTCGCAAGTATCACGCAGACCCGCTCAGGTATCTTCAATGAGGCAGGTATGGGTTTGATACAGACCGCCACGAACCGTATTCGCACGATGTCCTCAGCGACACAGAGCGCACTGAACTCAATCGGTATCTCAAGCAAACAACTTGAAGCTGACCTTATATCAGGAAAGACCAGTATCTTAGAGGCTATTAAGATGATTTCAGGTAAGATTAAGGAGCTGCCTGAAAACTCTATGCAGGTGGGTGAAGTCATGAAATCTGTCTTTGGAAAGACCGCAAGCAACGAGGGTATGAAACTCGTGAAGACCTTAGCTGATATGTCTACTAACATGGAGGAACTGAAGGGTGTCACAGGAGAGTATGGAGAGTTACAGCGTGAGCAGGTGGAAGCGCAAGCAGAACTTAATGAGAAGATGTCTAAGTTCTTCGGTCTGGGTGAGAATGGCTTTGACGAGATTACGATGAAAGCTAAGATCTTCGGAGTAAAGGCTCTATCGAAGATTATCGATTATACTGTCAAAATCATTAACTACTTCATCGATCTCTACAACGAATCTAAGGTGTTTCGTGCTGGTATCGAGAATATCAAGAACAACTTCAAGAGTGCATGGGAGGTGTTCAAGTTTGGTGTCAACCTCGTCATTGATGGTTTTAAAGGCATGGGTCGAATGGCAAAGGCGTGGTCGAAAGTAATTGAAGGTGCCTTCTCATTCGATGTTGATAAGATTACAACAGGAATCAAGGGACTGTGGGACGCTTATAAGGATACCTGGACAGAAATAGGCCAAGACGCTAAGAAGATGGCCATGAATGTTCGTGACAACTTCATCGATGCTATCAAGAACACAGGTAGCAACAAGAAGGTTGCCCATCTCTCAGTCGATGTTTCCCCAGACACTAAGGGGCATTCTTCCTCTCAAGGCGAATTAAGCGGTGGCCACAACACCATCGAGAATGGAGTGAAAGACCCCAAGGTGAAGAAGAAAAAGGAAAAGAAGACAAAGAAGACAAAGACCACCGACCCTGATGACGTAGCAGGCAAGTTGTTTGCTCATGACCGTGCGCAAGACCTCGACGCAGAGAAGCGAAGCTACGATAAGAGTCTGAATGCATTGAAGGATGCACTTGCGAAGAAGACCCTTACACAAGAGCAGTATAGTGCATACGTGGCTGCTCTCAATATTCAACATCAGAACAAATTACTCGACATCGAGAAGGCTTACTTGCAACGCTCTGAGAACATGGTCTTCAAGGATGCAGCGAAGAAGAAGGCGTTACACGAAGGGCAAACTAAGGCTGTCGCTGACCAGCAGCAGGCAGCGAATGCAGCCTATATCGAGGCAGAGAAAGAGTACTATGAGTCTCTGGATCAGATACGACAGTCAGCACCAGCTAAACCGCAGACCCTTCAGCAAGAATGTGATGCGAAGCTGCTCCTCTTGGATGGATATTATAAGGCAGCCTTACAACGAGCTAAGGATAATGGAGAACGTGAGAAAGAGGTTACTGATGCGTATGAAGCTGCTAAAGCTGCAATCATCGTTGATTATGCGAAGAAAGCTGAAGAGCAGAAGGCACAGGCCCGACAGGAATATGGACTTGACACTTTCGAGGACCAGTATGCCGCACGTCGCAAGAAGATAGAGAATGACACTCTACTCAATGAGCAAGAACGCCAGCAGGCTCTTACTCTTCTTGATCAGCAGGCAGAAGAACACCGCCTTCAGATACGTCAGCAGTATGGACTCGTTACCCAGCAGGAGCTCTATAATGCAGAGTTGGATCAGCTTAAAATGCATCTTCAGAACAAGGAGATATCTGAAGAAGAGTATGAAGAGGCGGTGAAGAATATGAAGATCGCCAAGATGAAGGAGGCGTTCGACTACTATTCTAATCTTACCAGTGGAGCAGCGCAGGCCTTGCAGCAAGCAGAGATTGCAAACGTCGATGCCAAGTATGACGCAGAGATTGAAGCTGCAAAGAACGCTGGTAAAGACACTACGGAACTTGAAAAGAAGAAGGCTAACGAAAAGCTGAAGATACAGAAGAAATATGCGGATGTTAACTTCGCAATTCAAGCAGCACAAATCATCGCATCCACTGCTTCTGCAATCGCTAAGACATTCTCCGAGTTGGGTTTCCCTGCTGGTATTCCTGCTGCTGCCTTGATGGGTATCACGGGCGCAGCACAGCTTGCAGCAGCTCTTGCTGAGCGCAATAAGGTGAAGCGAATGACGCTAAGCGGAGCAGGTGGTTCTGCTTCTGCTTCAGGTGCACGTGTTGCCACTGGTCTTGAGTCAGGAGGTAGTATCGACGTAGAGCGCAAGCAGGATGGAAAGATGTTCCATGCCGATTACGACCCTGACAAACGTGGATTCATCGATAAACCTACTGTCATCGTAGGAGAGGGCGGATACGGACATAGTAAGGAGTGGGTCGCTTCGAACGCTGCCGTTGAGAACCCTACGATAGCTCCATTCATTGACATCATCGACCGTGCACAGCGTGCAGGGACTATTCGCACGCTCGATATGAATAAGTTTCTTATTCAGCAGGCGCAAGGTCGTGCCTCTGGTGGATACGTAACACCAACGGTTAGCGATGTGCGTGGTGTGGTTAAAGACTCCTACAAGGATACACTCATCGAACGATTAACTGATGTGCTTGATCGATTGTCTGTCGACGGCATTCCTGCATCAGTTTCTCTTAATGAGATAGAACAGAAACAGCAGCTGCAAGACAAGGCTCGTCGTTTTGGTAGTAAATAAAAACAACACCTTATATATATATGAAGATAACGAACTTAGAGAAGGGCGAGGCTTACAACCTCAAGCCCGATACACAGATACAAGTTGAACGAACCAATCCATTCTTCAATGAGTATGGAGAGCAGACAACACCGCTCGAGCTCCCAGCATCTGAGCGTAACCGCAGGATACTTGGTTTCCCCGACTCCTTCGGCCGTCGAGTGAAGATGACAGCTACCGATGTAGCGATACAAGATGGTGAATACTTCGCTCAATGTCGTCAAGTGGTACTGTCTGCTCAATACAAGGGTAGTATCTCTACCTCCTTCTACATTAATGATGGGTCTTTCTACAGTCGCATACAGAAGGTGAAGCTCAAGGACATCTTCAAGGGTGAGTTCATTCCTGGTGTAAACACTGTAGAGGAAGGGATTAACTTTTGTCGCAATCTACGCAACAACTCTAACGAGCATTACGGAATCTTCCCTATCCTCTTCACTGACGACTCAGGGAGAAAGAATGGTGCGAACTACAAGTTCATGAATGCTTTTGGGAAAGATAAAGTTTTGAAATACACCAGGCCTTACGAGTGGATGCCTGAACTACCTTCAGTAATAGGTTTTCATCCTGACTTAAGCGGAGAAGGCTGCGATTTCTACAATGCGGTGCAGCGCATTGAGTATGTCAACGAGATACCTATCACGCTCGCACCAGGATATTATATGTCACCCTTCATCCGTGCTAATTACCTGCTCAAGCGTGTCTTCGCTTTCTTCGGATATGAACTACAAGAGAATTTCTTCACACAGACAGAACCCTTCAATAAGATGGTAGTCATAAACAAGGTGATGGACGTACTGGTGAATGGAAAGATAAAGGTTGCTGACCTTGTTCCTGACATTACTTGTGCTGATTTTATCTCTGTTTTTCGTAAGAAATTCTGCTGTGAGTTCACCTCTGATGAAGGGAAGCGAACAGCAGACATCATCTTCCTGCGTGACACACTTAACGACACTCCTAAGGTAGACCTTACGTATTGCGTGACACAAGAACCCACACTCTCTTATAAGTCGGAGAACGACTACAAGCGTGTTACACTCGCTGCTTCAGATAAGGTCGATTCTGAAATCTCTGACTCATACGACGACTTAGACAGTTTAGTCAAGGCGAATCCGAACGCTTACTTCGACCCTGTCGATGGGGCTATCTATAAGACAGGATGGTCTGGCGACTTCCAAGTGACGGTGAAGGTCGCTGAAGCATCGCAGAACTATAACACAGGTGAGACACTTGAAGCAAAGGAGATTAAAGTCCCAGAACTCATTCCAGAGTTCAGAACCCTTAGCTATAAGGATACCGTTGAAGAGGAAGACTTCAACTACGACATGGGTAAGTTCCTCTACGTAGGAGAATATCAGACACTCAACTCTAAGATGGTGGTTGCAACAGAACCCAAGGAACACACCTCGGAGAAGGCTGAGAAACAGAAGGCTATCCTCGCTTTTACCTACCTCTCTGACGGTCGACCTGAAGGTACTATATCAGCTTACGATGTGAATGCACCTTCTCATCCTCGTATCTTCGATTACGCCTTGCATTATAATGGTCCACAAGGCATCTTTGAAAAGTTCTACCGAGAATACGACCTGCTGCTGCGCAATTCGCTTCACGACATGAAGGTGAAGCTACTGCTCTCTCAATCACAGAAGCAGAACCTCCCCTCTTACGAGAAGGTTGTCATCCGTGGAGTTCCATTTTTGTTCAATAAACTCAAGTTCACGCTGGGAGGAAAGAACGAACCTGTAGAGTCTGAGCTCTATACTGTCTCTCTGATGCAGCCTGCAATCTCAGCTCCTACTATCAATGAGCAACTCAAAGCGATGGATGTTAAATATAAGTGGGTGGGCAAGGAAACACAGACCTCTGTTAGCTGGGACGAATACAGCGCTGCGAATGACGAGCGCAACAAGACCTTCGTCACCATTTATCCTCCTCTCCCTTCTGCCGACTACGTTGGGAAACAATATGGAAAACAGCGATCTTACACGGAGAGAATAACGAAGAAAGGAGGCTGGTTCCGTCATGGTCGCTACGAGTACACACGTACAGAGGTGTGGTTGGAGTGCGTACCGATATAGAAAGCATAGCTTTCGATGATCAAAAGCATAGCTTTGGATGATAGAAAGCATAGCTTTGGACGATCAAAAGCATAGCTTTCGATGTAGCCTAAGTCTGTCCTTTATCATTCCTCCTTTATATCGTAATTTTGTGGTAAATAATTTCGCACATGGATATTCTTCTTAAACCTGATTCTCTAAGTCTGACAGGCTCGATGAATCACTTCATTATATCAAGCTCGCAAGAGGTTACGTTCGTTCTCAAGTACGCAGACACGACTGAAATCATCGTGCAGCACATTTATACGCCGAATAAAGCAAAGCGCATAGAGATTGACTTGGAGAACATCATCACTCCGCTGCTTTCTTTTCAACTTCAGGAGTCGACTACAATTTATCGTCAACCAAATATTGCTCGTGAGTTCTTAGTTAATCTCATCGAAGACAAGACAGCTGCACAAGAGTCATGGCAATTCACGGTACTGCGTGCTGGTATCGACAATTTCGCTGATACCGCTTCAAGTTGGTTGAAACGTAACTTCTTGACGTGGCAACCTACCGTCAAGCCTGTCACCTATTACACGCCAGAGTTCCTTAGTTACTACGCAGTCGAGGACTGTGTTGCTAAGTGTCGTGCTTACGTAGAAGAGAACGGTAGCTATGTTCAGACAGACATTGAACTTGGCAACCTCTCTCACGGCAAGGTGTGGACGATGCCAATGCAATATGGGGTCATCGCTGGCAAACTCGGTAAGATGCCAAGCTACTATGACGTATGGGTAGAAGATGCTGCTGGTACTCGACTCACCTATATTCAGAGATACTATGCTTCAGACATCCGAAGCGAAGAAGAACAGTGGGTACTCTTCGAGAACTCACTCGGTGGTCTCGACACCTTCCGTGCGTATGGTGATGCAGAGAACACAGCGAAACATACGCACAATGTAGCTGAGATTGAGAACGACTCAGAAGAGTATCGTGTTGACACAGTCAGAGAATACAAGAAAAATACAGGCTTCCTCTCTAAGGAGGAGCGTAAGTGGTTGCTGGACTTCTTCCCTTCCTTGGGTAAGTTCCTCTACACAGACACCTATGTTCGTCGCATTGTCGTAACAGAGAGCGACGTAAGCTGGCAGACGAAAGACCTCCCTTCATCTTATACATTTACCTATCGATATGCAGATGCACGTCCCTACCTGAATATTACCAGGTCAGAGGACGCTGCGCCTGCAATGTTGGATATCAAGATTCCTGATGTTGGGTCTTTTACCATCGCCCCACGCTTAGTTGAGCTTGAGCGACTACCGCTGAGCAGTGGGGCTTTATTCCCTGTCCAGAGTCCTTACTCTGATAAGTGGAACATCACCACTGCAGAAGCTATCCTCGAATGGTTCTCTCGTGAGGTCACCACCGCTTACAAGGGTGATGGAGCTTTTGGACATCATCATGACAACATGTCAGTACTGCGTGCGCTCGACCGCATAGGGAGTTATCTTACCTTGGATGCGCAGAAGATACAAGCAGGACTTGCAGATGAAGCTAAGTCAGCTCGCACGCTCGACCCTAAGAGTGTCGACTGGGAGAAGATTGTGCGAACAGACCAGGACACCATCGTTAACGCTCTGACTACCTTCATGAAGGGGATCACCTTCGGTAAGTCTATTCGTGGAGAGTCTGGCATATCTATCTATCAGGATGAACAAGGATCCTGGCATATTGATGCTGAATACTTGAACGTTCATCGCAAACTCACAGCAGAGGAGGTTGAGATTATGAAGACTTCTCAAATCAAGGGTAAGGTCGTAAATTCAGCCGGCGGATTTGTCATCTCTAAGATTGACAGAATAGCCGGTGCTTGGAGATGTTACTTCCGTCAGGAAGATGCTGACGGACGTAGAATCTATAACTCCATGCGAGTGAATGACCTCGCTCTGTGTGAGACATTCAACTTGATAGATGCTGGCGGTCAGTTGTCTAATCACTACTGGCATCGTAGGGTTTCTGCTGTCGGTACTGATTATGTAGACATCGCTGATAATACGAAGGCAGAGGACTACGCAAGTGGGAGCGACGTTCCGCAGGTGGGTGACGAGGTGGTGCAACTGGGCCATCTGACAGATGAAGCTCGTCAGAGTGCTATTATTCAGTCAGCAGCAGGAGAGGGTAGTCCGTACTTTAAGCTTATAAAAGGTATTAATAGCTTTACCCTTCCGAGCCCTATCTTTCTTTTTGATAAACAGAAATTCGAGATAAGGGTTGAGAACCCTGCTAATCGTGGTAAGTATATCCTCCTGCAAGACTTCTTGGATACGATGCAAGGACGTATCAATGCTGTTCAGCAGCAATCAGATAAGCAGCTCGTTATTTGGTTTGGTGATGCCGTTCCTTCTATCACTACAGAACCTGCTAACGAGTGGACAGATGATACTACGAAGGAATTGCATGAGCATGACATCTACTACAATCGCTCGTATGTAGAGACTGGCGGAGGGCGTGCTTATTCTTTCGAGCGGAACCCTGATGGCTCTTTCTCTTGGCACGAGATAACAGATGCTGATGTGCTTAAGTCGCTTGAAGCAGCACAGCGAGCACAGGACACAGCGGATGGTAAGCGTAGGATGTTCGTACGTGATCAGCCTGTTCCTCCGTATGATAAGGGAGACCAGTGGAGTAACGCTACTTATGAAGATGAGTATAAAAACGACTTGCTCGTTTGTGTTCAGCCAAAGAAAAAGGGCGAAGAGTTCAGTATCGATGACTGGCAGGCAGCACAGGAGTTTACATCTAATAAGTTCAAGGCGGAGATGAAAACGACCGCTGATAATATCACAGCAACCGTTACTAACCTTAAGAATGGACTTATCGAGGTTGGCTTTGAACTTGACGGAGAGAAGAAGAGCTTCACCGTCACAGCAGAGAATTTTAAGGTGCAAACACCAGCAGGAAAGGTGGCTTTAATGACATCGGATGGGAAGGTTAACGCTGACTTAATCGAGGCGAAAAGTATCCGTACATCTCCCAGCAGCGATGGACTACATATTAACATGTATGAGGGTACATTCGATGTATTGACGAAAGACAACAAGAAAGGCATCAGCATGACTGTGGATAAGGACGGATATCCTCATCTGATTTTCTTCGATAACGAGGGTCATGCTAAGTATGACTTGGGTTATACGGGATTGAAGGAACTTGTGTCTGCTTATCAAGCTGCCTACTGGACGAAGCGGTCTCTTGTCAATGTAACGGATAAAGGTCTATCAGCTGTTTATCCAAAGACTGTTAAAGGAATAGTCTGGCATGACTACCATGCTGCTCGACATTATGCTACTGGTAAACTGGGTGACAACGCAGATGAAGATGGTAAGACATTCAGCACAGAGAGCTTCGGTTCACCTATCCCTGATGGTTGGTATACCGCAGAGAACGAACAAGGTCAATACTTAGAAGGAGGAAATGAATCCGTTGACGAAGATAATCATAACACGCCTAAATCAAGTGTGTTTAGTGTAGCTATTTTCAAGGCTGAGAATGGACGATTAAGTAAGGCACAGCATGTTTGGTGCTCTGTCACTAACAGTAGAGCATCCTTCTGTGACCCTGATGGAAAGCCTATAATTGTTACGGATTCTCTTTTGCAGAATTATCCATTTGACCAATATAAGGATAGAGTTTAACTAATATAAAACAAAATGAAGAAAGCATTAGATTGTATTTACAGGATTTTCGAGAAATTCGCTGCTATCGGTAGCGACAAGTTCTTACACCTCATTGCAGGTCTTATCGTAGCATTCGTGCTTGGTAGGCTGTTTGCAAACGTTGAAGCGTGGGCATTCCCTGCAATTACGGGTGTGTTGATGCTGATGACAGGTAAAGAGTGTGTTGATTATTACCTCCGAGATGAGCAGTTCGACTTGAAGGACGTAGCTGCTGGTCTGGTGGGTGCAGTTGTTGGAGTAATACTTTGCTTATTATGAACTACTTAGAACAATTTAAGTACGTGATGTGTTCAGTAATCAGCGGAATGCTGAGCTTGTTTTTCCCGATACGTGATTTCATGTACGCAATGTTGATTGTGTTTGGTGTCAACTACATCTTTGGATTAGTTGCAGGACTGAAACATGGCGAGGAGTGGAACTTGAAAAAGTCAATGGTGTTCTTCTATCATTGTTGTTTATTCTTCGTAATGTCAGCTTCTATTTTCATTACCGGCTATTTCCTCCATGCTGGGGAAGAGACACTCGGAGTGGTTAAGGCATTATGCGGTGTGGCTATCTGGTTCTATTCAACGAATATCGTTCGTAACTGGCGGATGATGCTTATCGAGAATACTACAATGTGGAAAGTAGCCGGCTTTGTTTATTACGTTCTGACACTGAAAGCAATCGACAAAGTGCCGTTCCTTAGTGAGTATCTTAAGAGTTCGCACGTTGATGTGGATGATGATAAACCAAAATTTGATTAGTTATGGCAAATTTCTCAATAGCGGAGCTGGTGCAATCCAGCACCGCTGAACAATTAAAGATAAACAATAATCCTCCTGCTGTTGTGAGGGTTCACCTGACAGAGACGATTACCCTATTAGAGTGCATTCGTGCAGAGTGGGCAGAGTATTGCGAGCGTCACGACCTCGGCACTCCTGCTATCCGCATCACAAGTGGATACCGCTCACCAGAGTTGAACAAGGCTGTCGGAGGTGTAAAGAACTCTGCTCATGTCATGGGTTATGCCGCCGACCTGCAACCTGTCAATGGGAAGCAGGATGAGTTTGAGAGGTTCTTTGCAACAGAGTTCTCTCTGATGGGGTATGCCTACGACCAAATCATCATAGAGAAATCTAAGTCTTCTCGTTGGGTGCATGTAGGATATAAGCGTGCTGATGGAAAGCAAAGAAGACAATGTTTCACATTAAAGGTTTAGTTATGGACGATAAGGAAATTAAATACTACGTGTATTCAATATTAATCCTCATTGGATTACTTGCTCTTACGTCACTCTGCTTCACAAGCTGTTCACATAGAGTGTATGTTCCTGTGCAGTCTATTCGCACAGACACTATCTACATGTCAAGGAAAGACAGCGTACATATCAAGGATAGCTTAGTCACTCGGCAGGTGATTAACATCCGTGATAGTGTCGCTATTCATGACAGCGTTGTTATCATCAAGGATGAGCAAGGCAACATCAAGGAACGATTGATTGTCCGTTATCGTGACCACTGGCATGCAACACAGGACAACCTCACGCTTCAACGGCTGTTAGCCCACTATAAGGCAAGTAATGACATTTTGCGAGCGACAAGGAAAGAACGCATTGAAGTTCCTGTACCAGTAGAGAGGAAACTATCTCGATGGGAGAAGCTAAAGATGGATGTCGGCGGCTGGGCAATCGGCGCTATGTCAACAGTTCTGCTGGGTGTTATTGGATATATCGTTGTTTGGCTCTTGAAGAAATATAGGAAACTTTAATGTGTCAATCCTTGCAAATTCTTGAATAACTTGCAAGAAATTCTATAATGAAGTACATCAAGCTACATCTCACCGAGAGCCGTACGAAAGATAACCGTTTCGCACAAGCTTCTATCCGTGGAATTGAAGACAATACGGGCGAGAGCTTTACGAGTTCTCACCCTAAACTCCTTCAAGACATCATTTGTCATGCTCTATCTCTTGCGCACGGTGTCGAGATAGAGGGTAACAACGGTTTTACTTATACATTCCCATTCAAGCTATCATAATTATGGCGATAGAAAAACTCTACTTAGAACATAAACAGACAGGCGGACGACTGACCGCTGACGAGTTTAACAAGTTGCCCGAGAAGGTCAACGAGTTAATCGACGCACAGAACTCTGAGGAGGAACGTGTGAAGAAGACGATTGCGAAGAACCGTCCTACTCTCGGACAGCTTTCAAACGTGAATAGCGAAACAGACGAACTCACATCTGAGACGTGCGTACTCGTATGGAACGGTGACGAGTGGGTCCCTATGAAGCTGTCTGAACTTAATATTGGGCAAGGAGGTGGAGGTCAGCAACAGACCATTCTCTATTATCTCCGTGCCGTCAATCAGTCGCCATCGACAACACTATCGGCATCTAAGTCAGCAGGCGAGTGTGCTATTCGATTTATGTTTGTGTCTCGCACTAAGGATGTTGGGCAGGCGGATTATGTTGATAGCGGTGAGTGGGGAACGTATGAGATATTCGCTAAGGCAGGCGATGGAACGTTCGTAAGTAAGGCTCGTGGACGCTGTCAGTCTAATACCGTGACAACTGTTGATGTATTCAAGTTCCTTGAGAGTGGTCAGAATAATATCATGGTAAAGATTACAGGTGAGGTGACGGGTCAAACCTCTCCTGCGTTAGTGTATTCGATTACGTTGTCTGCGCTCTTCCTTTCTATCTCCGAGTTCAATTGGTGGAAGGCTTATCAAGGCGACATTGTGCTGCCATGCTATATCAGCGGTAACATCTCGAAGACGCTTCATGTGAAGATTACAGGTGAAGGCTACGAGCAGACGTATGAGCGTCAGTTCGGTACTGCAACCTATACATCTTCGCCTGTCGCTTACACCGTGCCATTCACGAATAAGACTGGCATCTTCCACTTGTCTGCTTGGTTATCAAATGAAGACAATACGGTTCAGACTACTCCTGTAGGCTACGACTTTATGGCGGTGGCTAATAACGAGGCTGTGAAGATGGTAGTCGTGAATAATAAGGCAGAGAAGCTGCTTAACTGGTACGAGAATAAGGTACTTGAATATGCTGTTTATGACGGCAAGGCGGTAACGACACCACTGTCAATCTTGATGAAGAAGGATAACGAGGTGCTTCAAGAGAATGTGTCTGAGAATACGCTGACACAAACAAAGATGCAATATACCCTTTCGCTTGAAGTTGAGACTATAGACAACTCCGACTTTACAGCGTTAATTGGGTTCAGAACTCACCCAACTGACGAGGTGCGCTTGCGTGACGCTATTCCTTTCCCTGTGGATAACTCGCAAGGTTACTCTGCAACAGCTGGAGCGGTGTTCTATCTGAATGCTAAGAACAGAAATAACACCGATACCGACCGCAACGTCCTTCGTAATCTCATCAATACCGAGCATATCGGTGCTGAATGGCAGAACGTTGCCTTCTCACGTGATGGTTGGGTGACGGACGATGAAGGTGCACGCACATTGCGCTTGCTCGCAGGTTCACGACTGACTATTGATTACAAGCCGTTTGCCAAGGAGGCAGCACAATCTGGTAAGACCATCGAAATTGACTATCAGATTAACAATACCTCTGATTACGATGCAGAGTGTATCTCTATCGCTATGCCTTATCAGAAGGGTTATATTGGATTGAAGGTTAAGCCGTCTTCTATTATGTTCGCAACTCGTAGTGAGCGTAATCCTGATGTGCAAGCTATGAATACAGATGATGGTGTGCGTATTCGTCTTGCGCTCGTGATTAGTCCGAAAAAGTACACTTACGTACTCAATGGAAACACGTATTACCTTAACCTCGTCTATCTCTACATTGACGGCATTGAAGCTCGTAAGTTCGCCTACTTGCTTACGGACTCTATGCAGATAGGTTCAGGCGGTGACATCGTCATAGGTTCTGATAAGGCGGATGTTGACCTCTATTCCATTCGTATATACGACAGCGCAATGGACGCTGCTAATGTACATCAGGACTATATCAATGCACTTGCAACCGTAGGTGAGAAGAGTGCCGAGAAGTTGGACAATGATATCTATGATACGCTCGGTACCACAGTCGACTTTGATAAGGTCCGTGGCAAAGTGAATGTGTTTACTTTCGATAAGCCACTCCCTGCGTATGAATATGGTAAATCATACAAGCCTAAAGGCACGCTTGAGATATATCCTAAGGATGGAAACACCAACCTTAATCGCTTGACGATTACTAATCTTCAATTACAAGGTCAAGGAACATCTTCTATGCTTTACTACCTATGGAACTGGAAGGCAAAGGTGGCGAAAGACACGACTATCGTATATGAGGATGGTCAGACTGCACAGAAGAAATTCGAGTTATTCAAGAACATTCCCAAAATCTCTAAGCTGACAGCAAAGAAAAACATCGCTTCTTCTATGCAATACCACAAGTTAGGTTCTGTAAACTCATATACCGACCTATGGAAGGCGGTAGGCTTAACAAATGAGGGTATCGAACAGGATAGCGAAGCACGAGTGTCTATTTACCAAGAGACATTCGTTGGATTTGAGAAACAGACGGCAGAAGACGGTACTGTTACATACAAGTTTGTCGGTCTATTTACACTCGGTCCAGATAAGGGGGATGCTGCTACTTTTGGTTATGACAAGGATTTGTTCCCCGACCTCCTGTCAATAGAAGGCTCTGATAACTCTCCACGCTTGACACTCTATCAAGTGCCTTGGGATAAACGACGCATCCGCTATAACACAGAGGAGGAAGCATATCAGTACCAAGTCTCTGAACTCTCTTGGGAGAATTGTTGGGACTTAGACTATGCTGACCTCCCTGCGGATGATAAGACTACAGCAGACAATGAGACCCGTCAGCGAGCAGAGCAGCTCGTTGAGTCGTATATCACAGCTTATAACATCGTATATTCGTGCAATACGTTTATCGAGCCTTTTAACGGTACGATTGACGAGTTAAACGCTGACCCTCATTCAACACACATTGAGTATTGGATTGCAAAGGAAGGCGACACGAACCAATACAACCTATACTATTACGATAGCTTGTATAAGCGGTTCTGTCCTTCAACTCTCGATAGCGGTGTGTCGGTGGTTAATCTCCGTCAGCAGTTAGTCGGAGATAAGTACGGATTGACAGAGTCAGTGTTCAAATCGATTAGTGATGCAGCTAAGCTCAATGAGTTATTCAAGGCAGCACGTATTCAGAAGTTCCGTGCCGAGCAGCCACAGGACTGGGACATCATGGACCTTCTTTTTCATCAACTATACGTAGAATTGAAGGCAGCAACAGACAACTGCGCAAAGAATACATACCCTTATAACTTTAATGTGAAATAGATATGGCAAAGAGTAAATGGAAATTTCGTCAGGATGACCTTGATACAATTCTAACAGTCATCAATCAAGGTTTAATGAAGAAGCCTTACTGGGTTGAGTTCCACGATACCTATGATGACGGTACGCCAGTTTGGAATGGAGAAAAGTCCGTGTTGTGGAACTTAATGGAACAAGCGTACCCTGAGGAGCGTGCAGCAATGATGAGACGAATGATGTCTAAGATGGAGGAACTTGGAGGGCTACAGAAAGGTACGCACCAGCAGAAACTCTTTGCATACTTCGCTAAGTACTATTTCTCTGTGATAGATAAATTCTCGTCTATGTTATACAATGAGGATGGAAAGCTGTATGAGAAAATGAAGCTCGCCATGCTACAAGGTGCTTATACAAACGACACCGACCCACTCGGTCAGTCGCTTGGTGACGGTAAGTCTCCTGAAATAGCATGGGTGAAGAAGCGCATCCAATACCTTATGTCTAAGTATTCCTTCGGAGATTACGACGCTAAGACGGCTGAAGGTGCAATTACTGTTCGTACCTCCGCACAGGCGGACGCAACGACTAACTCTATTACCTTACGCTTGACACCAGCAATGAAGCTATATCCTACGATAGCATACGGTACCACTATTATGCGTGGTGCTCGCACTGATGCTGGTAAGGCTTGTGAGATTATAGTCGATATTAACGGCACGTCAGACCAGCAGCTATCTGTCAAGTCAGCCGACTACCTGCTCGATATAGGCGATTGGAGTTCGTATGTCATCAATGGTGCACTCTCTATCATTGGAAAGCGACTCAAGCGTCTTAAGTTAGGCGATGAGAACGAGCAGAAGGTGAAGATACTTATCTCTTCGCTTACGCTCGGTAATACAACCTCCTTAGAGGAGATTGATGTACAGAACATCTCGACGCTCGGAGGTTCTCTTGATATGCGTAGTAACTTTCGTCTTCGTAAGTTCCTCGCTGGTGGTTCATCGCTAACCGAAGCACACTTTGCTGATGGTGCTGCTCTCGAGGAGGTTGACTACCCTGCTTCCACGTCATACGTGGAATTAAAGAACCTCGATAAACTCACGAACGAGCACTGCAACACAGAACCCTGCGCTCCGAATGTGATGAGCTACTTTGTCAGTGGTTGTGACAATCTTCAACCAGTGAAGAAGCTCATCGACATCATGGATGCGCAGGTAGGGCAAGTTCCTCACGCTCTGCGCTACGTCCGCTGTGTTGGCTTCAACGAGACTTTCACGGACGGACGAGCATTCGATAAACTCTCCCAGCTGGTAGACGGCACATATCAAGGAATCGATGCAGAAGGTCAGTATGGTAACGACCCATACCCTGTCTTGGACGGCACTATCAATCTCTCCACAGGTGCATATCGTGACACCTACGATGCGTTGATGACTCACTATCCAAAGCTCAAGCTGAACATTGCTAAGTGGTGGATTCGCTTTGAAGACCCAGAAGTGAAGCGCATCTGCGTGGAAAATTGGGATAAAGACGGTGACGGTGAGCTCTCTATGGAGGAAGCAGCAGCCGTTAGTTCCATCGGTACTATCTTTGCAAATCGTACTATAAAAGGGTTTACTGAGCTTCAATATTTCACGTCACTAAGAAAAGAAAGAGAAATATTTAAAAGCACTACATTTGGGACTATTATACTCCCAGAAG